AAAAGATTTCTTAGAATAAGAAACTCAATCTTCTCCACTAATTTCTACTCCCAATGAACTACCATAACTGAATACTTTCTTACAATAATCATCTAGTTTCTTCATCACCTCATCAGTGAAGAATTTTTCTGGTTCTTTTAAAATTTGTTTGCCATAATACTTTTTACCATCAATTTCATATTTGGTTCCCATATAATTCCAAATTTTTGCTTCCACAGCGATTTCTGGCAAACCATAATAACGATCTATTCCACGTTCATCATAGAAAAGACGAATTTTAACCTGTTGATTTTCCTTACTAAGTCTTGATTTAACAGTTTTAGCTGTAATAATTACTCCAACAGTTTCATCCCCATCCTTTTCTTTGGCCTTAGAAAGTTCAATAATAGTCGATGCAGAGTACTGCATTCCCGTTCCTCCACTTTGAACATTCTGAGGATACTTTTGACCACTCATTGATGCATAGACATGATTTGTAACAATCATTGGAATTTCTGCTTGACCCAATTTAAGGGTCAACATTCTAAAAGCACCTTTAATAAGTTGAGCACGAGTCATGTCTCGTGTACCACTATCAGCTAGTGCTTCTTGAATTTCTTTATTTGTAGATAGCATTCCTAAACTATCTAGGACAAACATACAAGGTTTACGTTCTTTTTCTGGAGTTTTAAGGTACATATCAACAGCTTTTAGTGCTTTTGTCCTAAATTCCTCAACCGTAACTACGTTAAGAACTACTACACGATTTAAGTCTATACCTTTACTTTCTAACAATGATCTATTAACTGCAGATTCAGTATCAAAATATAGGCAATATGCATCAGGATAAGTATCTAAAAAGTTTTTTACTACTGACAATGAGTAAAAAGTTTTCCCCGACGCCTGAAGTCCACTAAAGGTGGTAATTTTGTTTTTAGATACACCACCATAAATGCTACCAGAAATAAGAGCATTAAGAATATAAGAACCAGTATCTACATACTCTTCATCAGTCTTAATATCAGAAGCAATTTGAGTATATTCCCCACCAACTTCTTTGATTAGCGTTTTTAGAAAGTCCATTATTGAAAAAATGAGTCAAGGTTTACATTGTGTTCCGTTTTCCAATTGATAACATCTAGAATGATCTTCAATGGGTCCAGAAACGATTTATTGAATTGTAGCTCATAATCCACGTACTTGTCAAGTCCAAATTCCTTAGGGAAATCTTGAATAAAAGCCAAAACATTTTCGTGAATTGGATTGGGCATCTTTAGATAGATGTATTTAATTTTTTCTCCATTTTGAATCTTAGAGTACTTATGAGTCAGCTTATGTTTATTAAGATAATAATTGAATAAAAGAGCGCCTCTTACATGAATAGGTGTTCCTTTTCTATAAATCATACTTTCACATTTGAACTTCTGAACATCTGATGCAGTTCTAGGAAATGCAATCTGTTCTGGAGATAACTTATAAAACTCCTTCCTACACTTTTCAATAAAATTAATCATATCATTTTGAGAACCTGACATCATAATCTTAAATGATTCTTTAAGCATTCTTCGACATTCTGAGGGAGTTGAAGATTTGATTGCCTCAATACCCATGATTTTGAGTTTTGGCTCTTCGTATCTTACCCCCTCAGAATCCCATACATTCATAATATATCGCTTCTTTGCGGTCCAGATGCCACGATCCGCAATACACTCACGCTTCATGTTCATCTTTTGCTCATAAGCATGTAGATAGTCTGCAAGCTCTTGATATGAGTCATCAATATATTTCTCAACCTGAGTCTTGAATACTTTATCAAGAAAGTTAATAATATTCTCATGGGTTTTAGTTTTACCCTTAAAGATCTCATTAACTAATGGCTCTACGTTTAGAAATACACTATCAGTATCAACAGCAATTACGTAATCAAAATCTTTTGTCTTTAGGATTTTATTAAAATAAGAATTCAACTTATTATGAATCCATCGAATTGCTGCCTGACCAGATAATGTGATTGCCTCAGCGTTTGCAAGTTTATAAAAGCGAAAATGTGGATTCCCTACGCTGCCATAGGCTGAGTTAAGACAAACTTTTGTTGCAAGTTGGAAGTTACTATATTTCGAAATTTCTTTCTCTAGTTCTTTTGTTGGTGTTTTCTCATACTGCTTTTTTGCCTCAAGCATCTTCTTTTTATATAAGATACGTTCATTAAACATTTTTTCCATAAGTTCTGGAAGGAAGCCACGAACGTCCTTACGATACAAAGATCCATTAGGGCAAATTGAGTATTCACAATAATCTGAAAGATCTAACTCCTTATTCAAAACTTTATCTACATTAATAGTAGGATGTTTTTTATCTATAAGAGTCTCAGGGGAAATATTGAATTCCATAATCAATGATGGATATAGAGATGTGAGATCAAGCGATACAATCCATCCATACATTCCAGGAACTGGTTCTTTTACATAAGCCCCAGCATATTTTGAATCCTTATCAACTTTTACCTTTGGAGGAACTACAATATTCTTCTGTTTTAGATAGTTGTAAATAATAACATCCCACATTCGCACTTGAGAAAAAACATCTGCATAATTAACCTTAGACCTGTATGCCATTGTTAGGGCAAGATCAATCAACTTCATCTTATCCTCAAGTTTACACACAAGCTCGGTATCAATGATGTTATACTCAATAAACTTCTGCCAGTTTTTAGTATAAAACTCTTTAAAGGTTTCATACTCCGAGTGATCTAGTTTCTTTTGACCAAGTTCAACTTCTGCAATGTAATCAAGTCGATAAGACTCTTGAGCTTTATAAGTGAACTTTTTATAAAGATCTAGATAATCAAGTTGAGTAACACCTAGAATCTCAAAGGATTCATGTTCATTACCGTGAATAACAACACTTCTTTCAGATACCAAACCCCAAGGAGATAATTTCTTTACTTCTTTTTCTCCAAGAACACGATCAATTCTTTTGACGATGTATGGAACATCATATAGATAACCGTTCCAACTACTTACAATATCAGGTGTATCTGTAATCCAAAAATGAAGAAATGAATTTAGAAGGTCATGTTCAGTTTCACAATAAACATAAGTAGCATCACTTCTTGTATTGTTGAATGGTTTTACTCCCCAAGTAATAATCTTTCTTGTATTATAATTTTGAATTGTAATCGCAAGAATCTGCTCTGAACAAGACTTTACATCTGGGAATCCATTTTCGGAAGAAGTTTCAATATCAATAAAAATTATTTTAATTTTGCTTGAATCATACTTGATTTCTTCCTCGGGATACTGCTCTGAAATATATTGATATAAGAACCTATCATTACCATAAATTTCAAATCCATCTACATCTTCGTACTTCTCATAAAATGCTCGACATTCTTTTACCGTGCCTGGTTTAATTGGTTCTACAAATTCCCCATTTAGAGTTTTATATTCAGTTTCTTTTTTGGTTTTTAGAAATAGGGTTGGATAAAACTCCTCTTTGATTTCAAATCTTTCACCATTTTCAATTCCTCGACATAATACTTTATTTCCAATTAGTTGTACATTTGTGTAAAAACGTTGATTCATCCTTGCGTAAGACTAATGTATTTGTCATAAAGTGTTTTAGTTGGATCCACAAGAGTCAGAATTTTTTCTGAACTCATCATGAAAACTGTTTGCATGGTATAATCCATCATAAATGGTTCAAGACATTGTTGATCTCGAATCACATAAGGATTAATTAATTTACAATCTGGTTCGCCAATATCGGCACCAACTTCTTCAATTTCACTGATCAGTAGTTGTTGATTCAGTAGAACTAGAATCTTGATTGTCTTGCTTTCCATAGTTAATTACGTCCTTTACATACATTTCTTTTAGTTTATCAATTGGTTCAACAATTGTTACGATCCAATCTGCTGGCACCGGAACCTTATCATCAGAACTCAGTGGCATCCAGGGGTACAATGAAATCTGAAGTGACTTTTGCTCTGGTGTGGAATCGTTAATTAATTTTACTACACAAGGTTTGGTCAAAAAATATCCAACGACTCTTTTATGGTCATCATCACCAACGACCATTTCTTGAAGATCAGCAATAAGATCTTCGCCGGATTTTAGTAGTAAAAGTTTTATCGTCATAAGTCCTCTTGCACTGACATCCCAGTCTAGCACAAAAGGAAAAGGGAGTCAAGTGCTGACTCCCAAGTTGCTCATCGCTTTCTTTTAAATTTACAGACCTTTTTACCAGGAAGCATCGCATAAGATGTATATTGTCCAAAACATTCAGGTTTAGATGGTTTTACATTTGCACCAAAGTCACCTTTATGCTCTTGGACAGATTTCATAAACTGTTTAAAAGATTTCATAAGATTTTTTATTTTGATGTTCTGGAATAACTCTATTTAGTTTAATAGTAAGTAATCCATTAACGAAATTGACATCTCCAACAACAACATCATCAGAAAGAGTCCAGGCGCGAACAAAAGCTCTTTTTGCCATTCCTTTATGAACATATTCATCAACAGAATCATCAACTTTCTTTGCCTCTACAAAAAGCTTATTCCACTCAGAAGAAACTTCAATATCTTCCTTAGAATAACCAGCTAGGGCAATTTCTAGTCTAAACTCTGTGGAACTTTCTTTTACAAGATTGAATGGAGGATAATTTACAGAGGTTTCATGAAGAGTATTAAACCTGTGCATCCATTCATCAGAACCAATAAAATATTTATCCATATCATTCAGAAACTTCTGAATGTTGCCAGTATTATAGCGTGTAAGTGTGTTCATTTGTTTTCTCCTTAAAAGCGAGTTATAGTGATGCCGAACCCGAAGCATTCGACATCACTATTTATACTTTAATTTGAAAAACTGAACAATGGTTGAAAGCCGATATTATTGTTCGGGTTCTTGCACTCGGCCTTTCTTGCCAATATTGTACTTTTGCTCTAGAATCCAGTCGTTCTTTTCTTTATATGCAATTACTTTGATTTGATTCAGTGGTGCAATATCCGCAATTTTTTCTGGATGCACAACTGTAACAAGACCCCAATCAGCTAGAAGATGAATGATGCGATTTCTTCGCTGAACATCATTTACAGTAAGATTGGCATGTTTGCCATCAAGAGCAAAAAGTTCTTTAAAGCTAAGAATATAATATTTTCCTTGCTTATGAAGAATATGGCAAGATTGATAGAGCTTCTTTTCTTTACGAGAAGCAACACCAATTCTCGTGAGAGTCTCACGAACTTTTAGAAAATCATCAGGTTCACTAAGAATGACCTCCACCATAATATCGGGAGACCAGTTTACCTGTGGTTCAATTGTTTGGTTAGTCATTTTTTCCACCAGTATCAAGTTTAGATTGGATAAATTCGATTTGTTGCTTGGTTAAAATTTTCAGTGCTTGATATGCTTTCTCATTACTATAACCATAGTAACGTTTGATACACTCTAAGTCTTTAATTTTATCCTTACGGAGCCAGGGAGTAAATCTCTTCCTTTTTCTAATACTATTTAGAAAAAAATAATATTGAAGATCTTTATCTAAATGTGGATAAAGATTCATCTGGTTTGCGAACATAATACAATCAATATGACCAGAAAGGCACCTATTGATAATAAAAGGCACATAGTCCTTATGTGCCTCAGAATCTTGCATTAGATCTTCTTTATTGAAGTTGATTGAATTCATCCAATCTTTCAATTCATAAGTCATTTGAACTCTGCCTCACACATAATTTCAGTTAGTGCAGCTAGAAGATTTATCTCTTGGTCAGAACAAAAGGCTGCCTGATATTGATATTTAGCTATGATAAGAACCATTGCAGGAATAGATGATGGAATAAGATGTTCAAAACAAGAATCATAAATCTTACGAAGAAGAATCGTTGCATCAGAATCAAGATTTGCAACTACCCATTTTCTTACCTCAGTAAAATTCTTTTCCTTTAGATTCTTAATAAGCTTATTCATTGGAACATCAGAAAATGATGCTAGAATAGCAGAATCAATTTTTCCATCAGTAGAATACCTTTGACACTCATTTAGAATCCTTCTGAAATCGGGAAAGAACTTTAGAATTAATTGACTTAGGACTTGAGGATCATATTCAATACGTTCTTTAGTAAGAATATATTCTAGTCTTTGAAAAAACTGATGAGCAATATCCGCCTTATCTTTTCCTTTAATTGTAAAATCAATTACTGCACATCTTGAATGAATTGGCTCAATGATTTTATTTTTGTAGTTGCAAGTAAAGATAAATCTACAATTTTTATGAAATGCCTCAATATTAGCTCTAAGAAGCATTTGAACATCAGTGGTCATATTATCACTTTCGTCAACAATAATAACTTTGTGTTTTGCTGATTCAGTAAGAGAAACCGTTGATGCAAAGTTCTTGGCTTGATTTCTTACCGTATCAAGAAATCGACCTTCATCTGATCCATTAATAAGATAATAGTCTGCACCAAGTTCATTGCATAGAGCTTTTGCTACTGTTGTTTTTCCAATTCCAGGTGGGCCAGAAAGGAGAAGATTCGGAATCTCCCCCTTTTGTACAAATTCTAGAAATGTCTTTTTTGTTTGGTCTGGTAGAATACAATCTTGGATTTTCTGGGGTCTCCATGATTCTACGAAGAGGAATTCACTTGTCATAATTTATCCTAAAATTCACATTTCAAAAATCATCTTCAAATCTTACGCCAGTATTCCAGCAATGCATGAGGTAATCTGACATAGATTTTTCTTTATCTTTTAAATATTCTTTAAGCTCCAAATAATCTTTTTCATGTCGTTTTTTAATTGACATGCTGGTTATTATATTTGATTTGTTTCTATACATAATAAATCAGATCCAATCTGGTCTGCGAGATGGAATTTTGAGGTAATTGTCCTTAACCCAAGGCTTTGATGCAATATACATTTTATATGCAGTGAACGTATCAATACTTGTATCGAGCTTATATTCATCAGGCATTGCGCGAACAAATGGAGTTACATTTGTAATCTTGCCTTTGGGAAAAAGATAATAAGCCTCTAGCAATGTATTATAACATCCATGAGACTTACCATAGCGTAGTTGAAATTCATCACAAAGATTCATTCCGTGTTTTATGAGCCAGTATGCGTTGTCAATGCTTTCAGCTGCCCAGATGGTTGAAGGATGCCGCCTGTGAGCGCCTTTCTCGGTGCTGTAGGGTGCTCCATCGACCTTGTGAAGCTTCCCGTAGTTGTGATACCACGGAGAGGCCACGAGAGCTAGGAGCTGGCAACATTCAACGGACATTTTTGTTACTAACTTATCAGGAAGTACGATAGCAGACTCTGCGGGCCACGGAGAAGTTACGAATATATTCAAGGGGGTTCCTCAACTCAACAACAGTTTATCATGAGAACGTACTGTCTGGCTCCATCGTGATATGATACTTAACATCAATGTCAGTATTCTGGAACCGAGCAACGTGCTTTTGGGAAAGCACTACTTCATAAGAACCTTTAATCAATCGAAGATTTTCAATCTTAAAATTAAAGACGAAATCATTTACAGTCTCACCCACTTCAATTGAGTATTCATTTGAAGTAGATGACTTTTTGTCACAAACTACAAGTCTTACTGTGTTGGAATCACCAACCACAGAAAGATCTGGAAGCTGATAAATTGATGCTGATTTGGTTAGACGATCAAGGTCTTTTGTATTAAGAGAAAAACAAACATCTTCACTAGGTAATTCAATTGATTTATCGGGTGGAGTTTTAATAAGACTTGGATCGGCAAAGAAATACCTAGAAAATGAATTTGCCTCTTTAATTAGAACATAACTCTCATTATCAAAGATAAGTTCAGGCTCATTGTAAAGATGACCAATTCCTGATAGGAATTCTGGAAGATCATAAATTCCAAAATCTTGAGGGAAAGTCTCATCAACCGTTGCCTCAGCAAGAATATTTCGCATAACGCTAATACTCCTCAGTTGGTTGCCTTTCCTAAAAAGAATAGATTGATTGATGGTAGAAAAGTTTTTTAGAATGTCAAATGTTTTTGGAGAAAGTTTCATAATATTCAACGAAATTCAGTTAGACCATTGTTTTGACGACTGTAGTGACCATCAAAATGAAGTAGTAGCATTGCATAATGAATCACTTTTAGAAGATCTCGCTTGTTACGACCATCCTTATCGCCATAACGCGATCCGTATTTCAGAATGTTGGCTTGACAGAAATTTGGGGCAAGATTTTTTGATGCCATAAGGTCTATTGTTTGGACATCTTTATATTCATTTTCATGACCACAATAATGCCCTTGATATGTTGATGTCACATAGTCCTCGATTTCTTTGAGGATTTCTTCTTCATGGTATTTCCAAAGATGATTCTTTTTTGGTGTAGTGTAATCATTCATAATGTTAGTTGGAATAAATGTTACATGGTTTCCCATGTTGTTCATGTTGTCGTACATAAAAATGGAAGAGGTATTGACCTCTTCCAATCATATCATGCTTCTAGTGAAATGTCAAGTGGATGTTCCTCTTCATCTTTTTTGAAATCCGCATCAATTTTATCATAGAGTTCGATGAATGCAGTTTTGGTCTCATCATCAAAACGATTGATACAATAGCGAATTGCCTTTTCTTTGTTTTTAAAAATACAATATGCCCGTAGAATATGTGTTAGACGACGAGTACTGATAATTTCATCAATTCCACCATCAAAGAAGGTGCGACGAATTGTGTCGGCCCAATCACAAAGTTTTCCAATAAACTCAGTGGCATCAGTAACACCAAGAGAATGTGCTAGCTTTTCAAGAATCTTTTTCTCAACAGAATTTGTTGGATAAGACTGTTCCAGAGTTACAGCAAACCTGTCAAGAAAAGCTTCATTTAGTACGTTTGTGCCAATAAAACGTCCATCCTCACTTCCTTTGCCTTTAGTGTTTGCCGTAGCGAAAATATTAAACCCTGGAGCTGGATGTGCATTCTTACCAATCTTTTTAATGAATACACCTTTACCTTCAATAACAGATTGAATACACATAATTTTGTTTGAAGCAAGATCACAATTATGAGTCACAATCCCATTGGCAGTAAGAAATGTGTGGTTCCTATTTACCGTAAGATTTCGGACGTGTCCTTGACCAACAAGACGAATAGATTTAATCTTGACTGTTTTGAAATTTTCCATAACGAAGAATCCTTGATTACAAATACAGTGTAGCGCTTAGTTTGGTTCTTGGGTCATCGGATGTGCCAGTTTCAAAAGTGGTTTAATTCCTTTTTTAAATTTTAAAAGAGTTTCTTCTGAAATAAAGTCTTTTAAATTATCAAAGGTTATTTCATTTATTCTTTCAATAAAATAGTCCTCATCAATAATAAGATAATTCATATTATTTTTTTTACAATATTTTAATGCATACTTTTCTTTTAATATGTTATTAGGTTTACCTATCTCACTTTTAGGTTTTATCTCATATAAACAGTTATTTTCTTTTGAATAAAAATCTACTATATAATTTCTCTCTTTTTGATTTGTATCAATATATTTTACTCTAACAGTTTCATACATAAAATCTTGGTTGAGTGCCCAAAAAACAGCTTCCCAAGATGATCGTACAAATTTCTCCTCACCATTAATTATAACTTTTGTTTTTGATCTAGCCCAGCTATTTGTAATATTAGGAGTAAATTTTCCTTTAGATATTAATTCCTTCATTGAATTAGAATGTTTAATCCTTAGATCTTCCGGGGCTACTTTTCCAACTAATGATTCCCAGTAACAAGACGCAGAACAATACTCTCTAGCAAAATAGTTTTTACCAAAAACATCTTGAAATAACATTTTCTTCTTGCAACCTGGACACTCAGTCTTTCCTAGGTTATTTTCAATATGATAATTTAAATATTCTTGATCACTTCCCAAATACCTATAAAGAGTACTCTTTACTTTAGATCCTTTAATATTAAAAAAATACATATTATATTTTTTAGAAAAATAAACCGTACTATTTTTAGGTGGTATTTGCAGCTCAGGTCTATTTTTATATTTTTTAATTAAAGTTGTATTCATTCCATGTTTATCATTCAAAGGATATTTCCTATTTTTAAAAATATAATGATTTACTTCCACATCACTTTTGAATATTCTATCCTCTAAATTGTATAGACAATTATTTCTTGTTGATAATGAAATCCTTTTATGTTTACACTCATCCGAACATGTTTGATTATTGATCTCCCTTGAAAATAAAGATATGTCTTTTATTACTGAATTGCAAATAACACAATTTTTATTAATAAAAAACCTTTTATTTGTTGTTATTTGCTCTTCGGTGATATCATAGTATCTTTTACTAAATGCGCACTCATATTGCCTACTATCATAAAGATCATAATACTCTAAATTAATTTGTCTAGAATAATATTCATTATTATCAGACACAAATTTTTTGTAGCATTCTGGGGAAAAGCAAGGATTTTTATAACCCTTAATATACCCATCATATGGACATTCAGAATTACAATATTTGCATAATTTTAACTCTAGCGGGCAATAATGATCGTAATTTTCTTTCAATAAAATATTAACGTCAATATTATTTTTCTTAGAATAAGATCTCACATGATTCAAAAAAGATCTAAAGTTTGTAAAAGATCTAGAAGTTTTGGTGAATGTTAGTTCCATACAAAAAAGCAACCGAAGTTATTTATACTCAAACTTCGGTTGCAAACATATGATTTTAGTAATCTAGATCAGATGTAGGATACTACCTCGTCACCAACACTCAGTCCATCAGAAAGAGTCTTTTCTGCAAACGTCCCATCTTCCATTTGCACAATGAATGGATGCTTTGAATTCAGACGAATTACACGGCCGTCCTCAAGCTCAACTTCATAAATTTCATCATCTTTATCAGAGATAATGGAACCAATGTCATTTTCCAATTCACCTGTTTCCATATTAAAACTAACTACGGGATATTCTTTGTTGAATTCCATATCAGCCAGTTTCATTGGAGTATAATTGTCTACAGTACCGACTAGAACTTCTTCATTCTCATCCAGACATTCATCAAGTAGGAGAATAGCACCTCGCTCTAGAGCTTCTACAACTGGACCATTATTCCACACCATGTTACCATCTTTGATAGAATAATGCCCAATAAGATCATCAGCATCTGTCTCAACGGTAATATTGACGCGAATAAATTCTCGCTTCGTTACTGCACAAGCTTGCTCAATACTGAGCGTTTTACCATTACCCGAAAGACCCGTAATAAACGTTGGATAAAAAATACCGGACTGAATAATTTTTTTAATATCTGTAAAGTTACCAAACTTGACGTAGTTATCATCAATCTCAGGAATAAGATTTTGTTGGATGGAATTTGTAATTTCTACATCACGTACTGTAGGTGATGTATAAGAATTTTCAAGCATTTCAATATCCCTACGGGTTACTTCAAGGTTCCACCTCCCACGCGAGGTTTTAAATTGTTCTAGGCGTCGTGTAACAGTGGGATATGAAAGGTTCTTTGCTGCACAAAAACCTCGAACGTCTGCAGCAGTAAATTCGGTTCCATAAGTATTCTTTAGTTCTTCAAGCATCTGGTCATCAGTCATAATAATTCGTCGCATTGGAATGAATGAATTTCAACAAAAATAGTATAAGGCACACTCTGGCTGATTGTTGAGTGAGTGTGCCAGTTTGATAAGTGGTTCAAGCGATCAATGAAACAAAGTCATTGAGAATCTTTTTATTGTATTTTTTTGTCTTTAGTGATTTTGAAAACGCAGTTCGAATTTTGCTAAGCGGTGCATCCTCATCAACAATAAATTGATCTTGTTCATACATAGAATTTGATGCCATACCAAAATAAGAATGGTAACCAGAGTTCAAAATAGTAAATGATCGATTTTCTTTCCAAACTTGCATTTCTTTACAATATTGTTCTCCAGAATAAAAATTAGAAATAAATCTAGAAACATCCCTAGATGGAATTAGACGAATTCCAATAAAATTTACTTCTGGGAATGCGTCCCTAAGATTACGAAGAAGTGTTTTTGTGAATCCATAAAATCCATAAGATTCTCCCTCGAACTTATAGGTAGCTCCAAGTTTTCGATCTCTCAAAAAAGTTTTATCAAAAGTAATATGGGATGTACCAAAAAAAGTATAAGGACCATTCCTAGAATTTCTTGTAATTTCTTTATGATAAGCAAGATGTCCTGCTTCACCATCAGTCAGAATAACACACTGACATTTTTGAACCTTGGTGCGCTTTTGAAATTCTGGAATAATAGAATGAAGCGCAATAAGAGTCTCATTAAGAGGAGTTCCAGAAAGAAATAATCTAGTTGGAATTGCAGAATGATCCCTGTGCCTTACCATATAAGCAATTCTCCAGATATTTTTCATTTGATGTTCAAGAACCCTAGATGATACTGAACTTGTGAGAAGATTCATAAGTGAAAAACTATCATCAACATGAAAAACTCCTTTTTGTTTTGTATAATGAGGAGTCATAGCATTTGAAACATAGCTATGAGTTATGTCATTATATGAATAAGGCTTTCGCCATTCTGTTGTGAAAGCATAAACCTCAAATGGAATTGATACTTTACGACAGAACCAAATAAGATTAAAAAGTTGTTTACATGTATCAAGAATTACATTCTGCATTGAACCAGACCAATCAAGAATAAAAATTAGTCCATGATTCTTTCCCTCTGGAATAACAGAAATTTTCTTAAAGATGTCGTCATTAAACTGATATGAATAAACTTTAGAGATATTCAAGCTTCCAGTTTTTGCTGTCAGTGTACGTGAATATGCATCTGCTGCTTTACGACATTCAAACTCTTTTACAAGATAATTAACTTCCTTTTGAGTAGATTTTTTAAATTCAAAATACTTAGAATCAATTGTCTTAAATATTTCTTGACTTGTTGAATTAAAAGATTTATCAATTTGTCCATGAACCGCAGAGTTTTTTGCGATTACAGTATCAAGATTTAATTTGGGTAGTTCTACATAAACAGTTTCATCGGAATGATCATTTGAAAGTTTACGTAGATTTTTCTCTAGAGATTCTGTTGTTTGCGTTTTTGGTTCTTCTTCAACATGTTCAACTTTATTTTGATTTACTGATGACTGTGGTTTTGGATTTTGTTCGGGTTCTCCTTTAGATTCATCTTCTTTAGTGATTGTATTAGAAGAAATTGGTTTAGCATTTTCTTGTTGTTGTGATGAAATTTGTTGAGTTTCTTGGGATTCGGAATCTTGAGAATCAGAATTTTCTACAATAACCTCAATGGTTTTATGATTGTCAAAAGAATGTACTTGAGAATTCTTTTCGTTTTTACAATATTCATAAAGAAGTGTTGCTGCATGTAATGCCTCATCGAATGTTTCAGCATCAGCAACAAGATC